CATGAGCAATAGAATAAAACAAATAAGGTATAATTTAGGCATTACACAAGCAGCGCTTGCGAAAGCTATACGCACTACTGTGATGAGTGTCTCTCAGTGGGAAAGAGGCATACGTCATATTTCGCCGGAATTTGCTATCAGACTTGCTCGATATGCAACTGCAAAGGGCCTACCGACTACGCTTGATGATATCTACGAAATGCCCAAAAAAAAGCCTGCTGTAAAAAAAGCTTATCAAAAAACGATAGATTAGTGAGCATAGGATATGTGTGGCTCGCGTTTTTTTGATGCATAATTATAGGATGAACACATGAAAAAATACATTATATTAGCAATGTCCCTGCCCTTATTATTAAGCGGGTGCTTATCATACGAAGAGCTGGAGGCCAGGAAACAGCAACATTGCGCTAGCATGGGAGCCCCAATTGGGTCTCATAATTATTATAACTGCCGGCAATCACTAGAGGCGCGCCTCGAAAGAGAGTATCAAGCGGCTGTGCAAAGAGCGGCAGAAAGTTGGGCTCCTCGACCTACTCCACGTGAGCCCATCACCATCCCTCCTGCCTATGGCTCTAAGAACATAAGGTGCCGCTCTTATGCAATGGGAGACTCGATTAACACAGATTGCAATTAAGTAGTAAAAAATTATTAAAACGATATGTAGTGAGGTAAAAATTAAAGGTTTATAAAGCTCTAAACGTGCCTTAAAATCTTAAAATTGACGACAAATAGACATCGTAACCTATTGATTTATAACGGGAATAATGCCTGCATCCGGTAATAGGGGTTACCGGCAATTGTATGTGTTATTCAAATGAAATAAGCTGATTTTAATGGAAAATTAACATTTCCGGTAATCAGCGTTACGGGGAGTATACAAGTAAATTGTTGTAAATAAAATAAATGGCTCAATCAAAAAACAGAGAGCATCGCAGGAGCGAAAAAAGGGGGGTTATTATTAGCTAAAGCTTTGATGAGGGGTATTTGTTATGAGTGAAGACAAAGTAAAAGGGCAATCGGTATACCTAAATGGTGATGAAAATGCGGCTTTAAAGCAGGTGAGGAAAACCCCCCATGCTTACACCGTTTACTTGACAGCTAAGCAGGATACGGACGATTGGCGCGAAGGAAAATGGGATACGTACGTCACTAGCATAGCTACGTTGACTGGACTTGACAGAAACACTGTCAGAAGAGCCTTGAAGAAGCTAGAGGATATCGGATTGATTCGAAAAGTTCAAAAAGGAAAAAGGGGGAGGGAGGGAGTCACTTTATTTTTTTTGCTATCTGACGTTTGCTCAAAAGAAGCCAACCGGTTAACGACCGGTAAAACGACCGCCGGATCGACCAGCGGATCGACCGGTAACGAAAGCTTCGAAAATACCGATTTATCAATGATTATTGGAGATTCTGTTAAGGTGCACGACCACTTAAATGGCCAGACATTAGAACAGGTCGAAATTGTTAATTCGACCGCATTAAAAATAAATAATATAAATACAAATAAAAATATAAACGCGCGCGACTACTTTAGGGCAGAAGAAAAAGATCAAGAATCAAGAAACGTTTTGCTCATGACAGAGTACGAATTTTTTAACAAAAAAGCAGCGACTAAGAGCGCTGCGAGACGTTCGCCGGATGCGAATGTCGCAAACGAGATTATCGCAACAGATGCAGATTCGGCGGGTGCCAGCCCCGTGAATACATGCTCGGCGGGTGCCAGCCCCGTGAGCGCAAATCGCGCGGTAGGGGGGGCTTACGCGGACGTCGGCCACCCCACGGAATTAACGGAAACTGATAAAATTTTTGCGAAAGTTACTGAAATTCAGCAGTTTTTTATAAGCAAGCAAGACATACAGCAACATAACGTGCTCAATACTAAAATGCGTCTTGAGATTAAAAGATGGATTGAGCAGCTTGGCCTTACAGTTGCTGACGTTATCGATGCTGTTAAGGTCAGAGATGAGCAGGTTAATTTGCGTGCAAAAAGCGGCGGTGAATTGCCTACGATCGTCTCGCCAAAATGGTATTGCGTAGCCATTGAGCAGTACGCCGATGCCAAAAAAAACCCACTTGTCAGCGGTAAGCTAGCAGGTGGGCAAGAGGATTTCAAAACGTCGCAAACGAAAAAACGAGGATATTATCATGCATCATCAGCAGCTAAAAAGCAACGACAAACAGGCGGATATACAGAGCGATAGCAGCGGCACTATCGTCACATACGATTTGCAATCGTGGCAGGCGGAAGCAGCTTTCAAGGCTCAAGAGGAGTTGCGGAAAAATTTGATTGAGTCCCAGCTTGAGCAATTGCCACAACGCTACAAATCAGCGAGCTTTGATAATTACGAGATATTAATTGATAAGCAAAAGATAGCGCTTAATCGTGCGCGTAAATTTGCAGATAGTTTGTTAAACAAACAAAACGTCTCGGGCATATTTTGCGGCACACCGGGCACAGGCAAGACGCACTTGAGTGTTGCGGTATTTCGGAATTTCGTGCAAGCGGGTAAGCGTGCGCGATGGATGCCGATTTACAAGGTGATTGATGAAATCCGCACAGCATACAAGCCGTGGTGCACGGACACAAAATCATCAATCATCGATAGGCTTGCAAAGCTAGACCTGTTGATTATTGACGATGTGGGCAAAACAACAGCCGGCGAAGCTGAGCAGACAGAGTTATTTGAGTTGTTTAATGAGCGATACAACGCAGAAAAACCGACGTTAATCACGACAAATTTAAACGATGCGGGCATTTGCGACTATCTCGGGGAGACAGTACACAGCAGGCTTTTAGATAACAACGGCATTACAATAGTTTGCGACTGGGATGACTATCGAGCGAGCACGCGCACTCTAAGTAAGTAGTAATAGATAAATTTAAAGTGAGAAAATTATGAGTAAAGAATCAGCGGGGAATGTTTCGATTGAAGAGGTCGGAAGCGATACTGTATCTATCACTAATATGTTAGTAAAAAAAGGCTTTCAGCATTTTGTGAATGTTTTGATTAATGCGATGGGGATAATATTGATATGTCATAGCGTAGAGATAGAAGATTTAGACGAAATTACGGAAGAAGTATTTAGCTCGATAAAAGAAATCGCAAAGAAAAACATTGAAAAAATTGAGTCTTTAAAAAAAATGGGTTTTAATGTCCCAGAGTCGGTGCATTGATGAGTTTTACGATTGATTTTTTTATTGTGCAAACAGTACTATTTTTTTGCTACTAATATTGATTGTTTTCGTTGTGCTGCATTATCAAAAAAAGGCTATATGAAGTGCTTGAGATATTGGTTGAGAATGAAGTTAACGAGGTTGAGTAATGAATAAATTATTGCCGTGCCCGTTTTGCGGAGGCGTGAACATTGAGCATAATTACATTATGGAGATGAGGATGTCATGCACGCTATGTAAAGCGCAAGGACCGACTGCATCGTCTCATGATAAAGCCGAAAAAGCCTGGGACACTCGCACGGCTAAAGTCGGCGTATGGGAATGCGTGTATGTCCCGAAGATCGAAAAGGGGAGATTATAATTGGAATTCAGGATGACGTTGAACTTAAAGCGGAGATTGTCCTACAAAAAGACAATGCAATTATTTTTGCTAGGGCAATTTTGGCAATGTACGGCATTTCAAAATGAAAGGCTTAAGCAAAGGGCTCAATCCAGCATCTCTGCCTTAAAACACTTTTTGCAACATATTCCAAAAGCCTAATTTATGGGAGAATTAAATGATTAAATGTTTTCTTTTGGATGAGGAAGCGGACGCTCTAATTAAATATTGGGAATGAAAGTTAGAGGAAGAACGTATGCTGAAAAAAGAGCTGGGAAGCGGTTATTATCCCAAATACTGTCCCGATGAGATTGACCGGCACAAGTCAAAAATAGAAAGCTTTCGACAGTTAAAACTAGAGTCAAAAATAATTATTGACTCTTTCGCTCTGAATGAAGAGAAAAAAAGCCTCAAAGGTTTTTTCAAATCTCGACACAACATGGAGCAATTGATTCAGATTGAAATAGAGCTCGACAAAATCAAAGCGAAGTATAATGCCTAAGCGTTCTTTTTCTCCATCCGAGCGCCAATCTCAAATCGCCGTCGTGCAATATCTTCGGGTGAGATATCCGGATGTTCTGTTTTGGGCAACGCCGAACGGTGGCAGCCGTAACGCGATAGAGGCCGCTAACCTCAAGAAAGAGGGCGTTAGAGCGGGAGTTCCGGATTTGTTTATAGCGAAACCTGGCGATAGATTTGCTCCATATCATGGTTTATTCATTGAGATGAAAGCGAAAAATGGCAGATTGTCCTTTGCTCAAAATGGAGTTATAGAAAAGCTTAGATTTGAGATGTACAAAGTCGAGGTCTGCTATAGTGTCGACCAAGCAATAAAGGTGATTGATGAGTATCTTAATTAAAAGGGTGAATAATGTCTAAAGGTGTAAACAAAGTAATTCTATTGGGTAATTTGGGGCAAGACCCAGATATGCGCAACATGCAAAATGGGGTCGCAGTAGCTACCATTAGCGTTGCCACACAGGAAAAATGGAAGGATGCTAAAACCGGTGAACAGAAGGAGAAAACAGAATGGCATCGCGTCGTACTCTTTAATCGTTTAGCGGAAATATGCCGACAGTACCTTAAGAAGGGCTCCAAAGTCTATCTAGAGGGCAAGCTCGAAACGAAAAAGTGGACAGATAAAGCAGGCATAGAGCGTTACACAACTCAGATAGTGTGCAGTGAAATGCAGATGTTGGGTAACAGTCGCGGCACGGGAGCGTCGCCAGAACAGCCAGACGTGGGCGGATATGAAGAAGACGCTAAGCGGTATGCGGCGGCGAGTGGAGGCGGAGTGCATGCGGCTCCCGAATATAATGCTGATGATATTCCGTTTTGATGTGTCGGCAATACCATAGTACTATAATATTATTATATTATAGTACTATGGAGTTATAGCAGTATAATATCTAGCTGTCTTTCTCAATTAGAAGCTTCTTGTTTAAAGCGTTATTTAAATAGACTTCTATTGCTTCAAGCAGGAGGCTATTTAGGCTCTTGCTTGTCATAAAAGACAGAGTTTTAAGTGATTCCCACTGCTTTTCCTTAAGTCTAATCGTTGTTATTCGAATAGGTTCGCGCCCTTTAATAAAGGCTTTTGCTCGAAAATCTTCTTTTGTGCTTCCCACGTTTAGATTCCCGGGCTCACTGCTTAATCTATCGCTTGAGATTGCAGGGATTCTGCTTTTTGTTTTACTGACCACAAAACACCTCTCTGTATACTGCTGTAAATTCATCAATTGCCCTCTGATCTACGGGTTTATGCTCTACGATAGACATTCCGTTTGCGGATGCGGTACGTATAGGCTTGCGCTGATAGATGATGCTCTTTAATCGGATCAGGTTCTCGTAGTCGGTTAAAAAATCATCACACTCGGCTATCTCTTGTCTCGCCGCTTGTGGTTGTGTGCTTACTTTGCTTAATAATATGTAGCCACGCAGATCACTGTCTTTGCTCTGAGCTTCTGACACTAGTTTACTTGCGTTTGAAAATGTCCACATATCGAACTCAGACGGAGTAACCGGAAAAATAACAATATCTGATAAAGTGATAGCTGCTCTCAAAACTTCATTGTCGGCCCCACCCGCATCTATAATAATGTCACTATATCTTGGCAGTAATGCCTTTATTTCATTGCGTATAACTATGCCAGGGCTCAATATCTTTTTGTCTAATATTTTTTGATTGCTTTGTATGCGTGGCTCGATTTCATTTTGATCGCGTCTCGACAAGCAAAGTGTAGATGTGCTTTGTGGGTCGATGTCGAACAACAAGATATCCCGCTTTTCCAACGCTCGCATAATAGCGAAGTTTACAGCGACAGTAGTTTTACCTGTGCCGCCTTTTTGCCCCCCAATCGTGATTAACATAGTGAACCTCTAATATGTTGTTATGTTATAGTATCATGCTATCATAGTATAATATCGTTATGCTACTATAATGTCATGACAGCATGCTATAATAGTACCATAATACTAGTAGAGGGGAGGGGGGGGATGTTAAAAAGCATGATTAAATTCCTTGAAAAAATATTCGGCTGTTTTCACTCGTGGAATAAGTGGGAGCTTAAAAATCTAATCTACCATCATGGAGCCGAAGAAGGGAAAAGATTCATTAATATGCGCAATTGCGAAAAATGCGGTCTTTATAAGATTAAAAATTTATGAATCTCGAAAACTACACTACACCAAAATTATGTAGTCAAAATCCCGAAGCCGACGCCCGCGCCGAATTTTTGATTTATTTGTTGGAGATGAAGAAATATAATGCCACTATTTAGTAAGTCCTCAATGCTCCGTCTTTTGACGTGTCACAAAGACCTTCAAACGTTATTTAACGAGGTTATTAAAACTTATGATTGTACAATTACCTGTGGGGTTCGAAATCGAGCAGACCAGGAAAAAGCGTTTGCGCAAGGGAATAGCAAGGTGCATTTTCCTAACAGCAAACATAATACTAGCCCTAGTCGCGCTATCGATGTTGTTCCGTATCCTGTTGATTGGGACGACATAGAAAGATTTAAAGAAATGGCGGTAGTCGTAAAAGATGCAGCTAAGAGGCTAAAATCCGAAGGAAAAATTACTCACGATATCGAGTGGGGCGGAGACTGGAAGACGTTTAAAGATTATCCCCATTGGCAGATAAAAGAGGTGAAATGATATGTCGATAAAACTAAGTGAGCGGATTCTTCAAATATTATTAGAGTCCATGCCACCGCAAGCTAATGATTTATGAAATTCCGCTCCAGTCTATAAGTCATTAGCAAAATGCATTATGGGATACCTCGATGAAGAATGGGAAAAAAAAGATCGAATTAAGAGAGTAAAGATGCATACATTGGACTTTATTGACGGAACAATTTCTGTTAATGAAGCCAGAAGATTAGCTATTAGCTACGTGTACGGGGCTTCGAAAGAAGCATTTAGCCGGGCAAATGAAGAATTTTCGACAATAATCTGAGCTAAGTTGTCAATCATGGGACTAATGGTTTATATTAAACCTATTAACAAATTGCCGATAATAACAGTTACCGGCAATTCTAATGATATTTATGGTAAAATTTAATGTTTAATCACCTTTATGGCAGTATTTTTGGCGGTCAATCTTCTCAATGAAATTTCTCCATGACGCATTTACAGGCATTGACAATCAAACCTACGACTTAGGACGTATCCTTCTCGCCTTTTCTTTGTTTGCCTACCTTGTTCTCTCTTTTCTTACCATTTCGCGCTTTAATCCGCTGGATTTTGCTGGAGGCGTTGGCGCAATTTTGACGACAGGCGGAATACTGCTGAAACTTAAAGAGACCACGGAGCCCAAGAAATGACTTGGCAAACGCGCCCTGTTTCTGAAGCTGATTTCTACGCTCGCTATCCGTGCCCGTCATGCAAGGGCTCCCCTTTGGTTTACTCGTATATCACGCGCCAAATAACGCAAAAAATAAACCACTACGGAGAGATTCAGATTTGCCTCACGCTTTTTCCTATTGCCTTTCAGGAGCTACAATATTCTTGGCTTGCCAATCGGTGGGAGCATCCAAAATATGTTTTAAAATGCGCCAATGAAACAAAAGGTTGTTATTCTAAATCTTTAGACTCAAGTACGACCTCCAGGGGTCTTAGAGAGTATTGGTATTATCGTTTATGGAGATTAAAAAATGACCCCCGAAATACGACGCACGCTTGATTCCTATTATTCCTCTCTTGCATCACAAGGCCGAACAGGTGATTTTCTCAGAAAAGCCATCGCCCTCCTTTCCGCTCAAACCGAAACCCTATCGGCTGATGAAATAACCGCCGCAATACGCGCTGAGGCCGCAAAAGTCTGCGACGATGAAGCGCATATCGACCAGACGTTAGCCGAATTTGGTTAACTTAACCCCGAACGGTAACAGATTCAGCTAGCTTAAGCCTACAATTTAAAATGGGGTAAATGCGGCCTCCCCTTTTCTATCTTTTTCCCATTTCATCGATTTATCGCCATAAAAACGTTATTCGGCTTTGCAGCCTGCATACAGTTTACGCAAGACTGTATATTTATTTAATTATCAAAATATACTGACGAAATCAGTTTACAATCACTCTTTTCGGGAGTAATATTGTGGAATTACTCTTTATTCGCGAGGCACAATGGCAAAGCTCACAACCAAAGCCCGAGGCAAACTGGCGGCTAAAACCTTCGGACTTCCAAAAGAAAAGAAATATCCCATGCCTGACAAATCTCATGCGGCAAATGCTAAAGCGCGCGCTACGCAGATGGTCAACAAGGGGAAATTAAGCGCCTCCGAAAAAAAGAAAATAGACGCAAAAGCGAATAAGCTTTTATGTAAAGGTAAAAAATAATGTCAATTGCGGCCATGAATCAAGCGTATGTTTTTTTTGCTGAGCAATTGCTAAGTACGCCTGGTGAAAACGTTGAAATGCTGTACGAAGATGGCGATTTTATGCTGTACGAAGATGGCGACTATATGATTTATGAGGATTAGAAATGCCAACACTTCCTTGGTCTGGTAAAGGTTTTAAAACCACCCCCCTTGCGGCAGATTACAGCTTGCTTGTTGATTCTGTCTCCGGTAACAATTTACGTTACACATTTGGTTCTTTAGCTCCAATTACAAGAGCTACCGAGCTTACAGGTTTAACATCTGTTAACTCCCCTATACTTCCCACTGATACTATTTTGCAAGGGTTAGGAAAAGCGCAGGGGCAGATTGACGATTTAGATGGCGGAAAATGGGAGCTTGTCCCGTCAACAACGTATTTGAGACCGGAGCAAGCTCTTGGTATTGCCGGCCTTCGTTTGTACAACTTATCGCAATCTGAAAGCGTTCGGACTTCTTATGAGTCAAACGGGTTTTATTTTGACTCATCTGATACAACTATGAAATGGCGCTTTTGGCAAACGTTGCAAGCAGAGACTTTTATAAAGTTAAATAATTCGGGCGCTTTAAACGCAAACAAAGGGATCTCTTTTTATGGTCTGAACGATCAATATAAAATTGGATTTGATGATGCTGGAGGTCTCTTAGGATCTCTGAGATATAATGTAGATACAGCCGCGAGTACTCATGGACATTTATTTTCTGCGGGAACGATAGGCTCTTCATCAACTCTGGCGTTTTTAAGCGGCATTGGTCAGTTACGAGTTTACAAAAATAATGGATGGTTAGCTGGGGTTTTTGGAGGGGTAGCAACAAATCAGGTTGTAATGGGTTCTTTAGAAAATGTTCCTACAATCGCTGGGCATAATTCAGCGCTTAATGCGTATTCTGCTCTAAATTTGCGTAGTGACGGTAATTTAATGACGGTCTACGCCTCATCTTTTGAAGTTCTTTCTAATATAAATTCATATGGAAATGTTTATTCTCGTAACATTGTATCTCAAAACAAAAATACTTATATTTCGCATGACGCAATCAACAATGTTGGCGTTATACAATCTGTACAAGATGGCGTTGCGTTTCGTTCTACCTATATATCTGAACAAGGCGGTGGTGTTGCTTTTGGCCTGAGTAGGTCTATACCGGGTCTTGCGCTTTTTCATTCCGAACTTCCTGCATATTTTAAAAGTACAATAAATATAGACAATAGCCCTGTTGCGCCGTCTGCCGCAGCTCAAGGAGGTATGCTGTATGGATTAGCAACGGGCTCTTTTGATAATTTGTGTTGGATAGATCATTCTGACGCTGTTACAAACATAACAGACTTAAAACGTAAGATAATCACAAATAATTACAATACAAATTATGGCGATGACATTTTACTAGTAAATGCAACTGAATTTACAGCAGGATCCCCTCTACAGATTACTGTTGCCGCTAACACAATCAAGCGCACATTGACAATCGTAAAAATAGCAGGCCCACAGGACAGCGTTGTAATCGCGGCTGAAATTGGTCATTTTATCAGCGGTAATTCTGGCGTATTTTTTGCGCTTGGCGCGAACTATAACTACCTTCGATTACAACAACAAAACTCTACTAATGCATTCGATGTGGGCGCGCGCTATAGCTCATAGAAAGAAGGAAATGAAAATGATAATAGTTGATTTAAATTTTATATTGATAGACATCAATGGCAATCAAATTATAAAAAAATATGATGAAAATAAAGAGCCAATTTATTTTGAGGCCTGGGATTGTTTTTCTGAAAACATAGAAAAACACATAGAAACACGTAGAAAAAGAGGTCAGATAGAGCTGGCAAACGCATGGGGGAATGCAAGAAACCAGTTTATGTTAAACAAAAAAGCAAGATTAACATTTGAAGAGCATGATTATGTTAAATTATTTTTAACAGAAAACGTAATTGATTGGGTCGGAACAATTAAAGCGCAATTTTTATCAGCATTTAATGAGGGAGAAAATAATGACCGCAGTTAACTTTGACTTTGATCTTTTAGATCAATACGGAAATAACCTTGGAAATTGCGCTATTTGGGTTCAAAGTTGGGACAAAATGGTTTCAAAAATACGTGATTTGGTCAATGAAGGGCAAAATGTTGAAGCTGACTACCTGAAGGGGGCATTAAATCAATGGGAAGCAATGAAAGAAGCAAATATGGGCGATCCTCAATATAGCTATGTTAAAGATGTTTTTTTAGATATGCATGTCGATATTAGAAAACAAATATATGACAGGTTTCCAGTTTAATTTGATCAAAAGAGGAAAAAATGAATATTTTTAAATTATCAGAATCGATTGTAAATCAACTTGTTGATGCCGCTTGTCGAGGTATAGGTGCCGCTGCCCTTCCTTTGGTTGACGCTGTTAGAAACGAAATCAATAAGCAAATGTCAATTCAAGAGTCTGAAGAGATTTCTGTTATTGAGAAAAAGGAAGATGTTTCTAGCTAAAGATGGGCAGACGTAAATTAGCGTCAAGCGCGGATGAAGAGGATTCAATATTTGCTGAAATTTGCGAAAAAATAGCAAACTCAAAGCAAGGGATTGAGCACATATTAAAAACGGATGAAAAATACCCTTCTCTTTCTGTGTTTTTTAAATGGAAAAGAGAAGACCCGATTAAAAACAAAATTTATCTTCAAGCGAAAGATGTTCAGGGACATGTCTTTGCTGATGAGGTAAATAGGATAGCTCAAGAATTAGAGTCTCTCGCCGACCAGTGCGATGCAAATTTTATTTTAGCGCACACACGAAGGCTTGTCGCTTTGCAAAATAGTAGGACATGGCAGGCAAAGAATTTTGCGCCACGTCAGTTTGGAGACAGTCACACCACCGCCATTGAAGAGCTGATGGCGAAAGTTAACTCGATGGCTGAAAATGAAATAAATGGCAAGTCTAGCGGAAATTAAAAAGCGGATAGAGCAAATTGAAGCCGCGAGAGCCAAAAGGAAAAAAGTAGATATCACGCTTGATGGAAATGTAATTACGGTTCACGGAAAAAGTGACATTATTTACAGACCATCAAAAACGGGGATTTTACTAAGCAACGCAAAAGATTTTGTTATTGCGACTAAAGGCCCAGTTCGGTCTGGGAAGTCGACAATGAAAATAAACAAGATGATGGAGCACACGCTTCAAATGCCGCCGTGCCTTGATGGCGTTAGGCGTGCATGCTGGGCGGTTATTCGTAACACGTACGGCGAATTAGAAACTACAGTTCTTCGGACATGGATGATGTGGTTTGGTGATTTAGGCGACGCTTATCTTCGGATGAATGCGCCCATCTATTATAAATCATGCTTTAGGGATACGCATGGACCTGTCGAGCTTGAAGTTTATTTCATGGCGCTTGACAGAGCCGAAGATGTAAAGAAATTAGATTCTTTGGAATTAACCGGCGCTTATGTTAATGAGTGCCGATATATTCCTGAAATAGTTATTGATAGATTGCAACAACGAGTAGGACAGTTTCCAAAAAAAGATTTTGTACGCGGAGGGAAGTTTGATGGATTGATTTTGCTTGATACTAATCCTCCTTCTACGCGCCATTGGTTTTATGAAAAGTTTGAAAAGAAAAAAACCCCGGGATATTTATTGCTTAGTCAGCCGCCAGGGCTTCTTAAACTTGACGATGGTACTTATGTGACAAATCCAGAAGCAGATAATTTAGAAAACTTGAATCCGTCTAATTATTACGAGCAAGCGGCGATAGGACAAAGTCAAGAGCACATCAATGTTATGTTAATGGGAAATTACGGTATTACATCAGAAGGTAAGCCGGTTTACCACGAGTACGATGATGATAGGCATTCGGCGTGGGGGCTTGAGTATATGCCAGATTTGCCCGTTTATCTCGGAATCGATTACCAAACATTACCATCGGTTGTGTTTTCGCAAGTTTCACCGAATGGACAGATACAGTTTTTGAAAGAACTGATCGCAACACATCAAGGGTGGAATGCTTTTGTTGATGTGCATTTGATGCCTTACATTCAGCGCACATTGCGCGGACATAAAATTTACGCATATGACGACCCAAGCGGGGGAAATAAAGTAGCGACGACAGCGACATCATGCAGACAGTATTTAGCAACGCATGGGATTAGAGCTATGCCTGCCTACTCCAACACTATCAGCGTTCGCATTGAAGTTGTTAGAAATGTTCTAAGAAACAATATAGACGGGAAGACCCCGGAATTTATTTTAAGTCGAGAAGGATGCCCCACATTAAGAGAAGGCTTTATTACGGGTTATCGATTTAAAGAGGTGGGGACAAAGAACGGCACAGAATACAAAGATGAACCTGAAAAAGATAGGTTTGCCGACGTGCATGATGGTTGCCAATACAACTTAATGGGGATTAAAGGTCCTCCAAGACCAAAAACTGTAATTAAAACAAACATGAAACCAAAAGGGGTTTGGGCATAATGGCCGGAAAATTAACGAAAGCAAAGCAAGATAAAATTGTAAAAGAAGCCTACGCAGCGGCGGACAGTTATTTTACATCGTTTAAAGATAATATTGACCGCTATCGGAGTCAACTTAAATTTTGGATAAGTATTCGCGATCAATGGGACGAACCCCAAAAAGCTACCATTTCAAGCTTTAATCAAATACCTCTCGCCTGCCCTAAAATTTACGGCATTGCACGGAGAATGATTGGAGAGCAACGGCAATCCACTCCAGACATAAAAGTTTCCGCGCTCACTGAGAAAGCAACACCCGAAGATTTGAAGTTACGTGATGATTATGTGCGCACAGCATGCTTTCATTCAGATGCGCATGTAGCATACCAAACGGCATATCGCTGCACGATGTTTGGCGGTTTTGGAGCGTGGAAAATGTTTCCAAAGTACGAAAATTCAAACACCTTCAATCAGTACATGGCATTAGCAAAAGTAGATGACCCTACATTATGCTTTTGGGACATTGCTGCAAAAGATCCGTCGAAAGGTGATGGAGACCACTGTGGCGAATATTTCACAATGCCAACAAAGAGATTTGAATCAAAATATCCAGGCATAGACGTTACAACGTACGACGCGCTTCCTAATTGTGGTTACGTGATGTCGGATAAAGATTCCGTCGGCATTATTATATATCAACGAAAAGAATATTTTAATAAAACAATTCTTCAAATGGAGTCAGGCGAAGTAATTCAGGAAAAAGAATACGAAAAGAAAGTAAATGAATATGTGGCAATGCAAAAAGAGATAGCGGAAGTTTCTGGAGTTCCTTTTGACCCGGAAACAATGGAAATTCCAGAAAGCTTACGCCCAACTAATAAAAAGCGAGTTGCTCGCGATTATAAAATACGCACTTATAAAATTGCAGGCAAGCAAGTGCTAGAACATTTCACATGGCCAGCAAAAGAGCTTGGTTATATATTTATCGACGGCGATTCCTCCTGGGTAAACGGAAAGCAAGTAACAAAACCTTTTTTCGAAGATGCACAAGATTTACAAAAAGCGGGAAACTATCTGTTTACAAAAATTACGCACCTCATCCGCACTATGCGTTCTGAACAATGGCTGGTTACCCCGGAAAACATTACCGGGTACGAAGCTATGTGGCAAAATCCTGAGCTCCAGCAAGGCGCGTTAATTGCAAATCCAGATAACAACGGAATGATGCCGATACAACTTCAGCCAGGCTCTATTAGCATGGCGCTTATTCAACAATATGAAACGTTGATGCAGAATATAAATACAACGTTAGGTATCTATGAAGCCTACGAAGGAAATAATGGGCGAGAAATATCAGGCGTAGCGCACGAAAATCGCGTAAAGCAAGGGAATCTTGCTACCTTTATTTTGAACAGCAATCTCAATCGCGGCGTTGCGCAAACCGGAAAAGTGTTTTTAAGCGCATTTCCCAGACTGTATGACACCCAACGCCCCATCACCCTCACTTCCCGTGATGGAGAAACACGCACGATTATATTAAACAAATCAGATGGCGGTCAGATTTTAAATGACACATCTGGCGATGATTATTATATCGAAATGGATGCAGGCTCCTCATTCGAAGGACAGAAAAAAGAATCGCTTGACGCGTTGCGCGAGTTACTGCAAATCAACCCAGGGATTTCACAATTGACTGCCGACCTTTTTGCCGAAAATTTACCACTTCAAAATGCTCAAGTATTGGTTCGTCGTTTACGCGCCGCTCTTGTCCCCCCGGAAGTCGTGGCCGCTGGAAATGGCGAAGAAATGCCACCCAAAGAGCCAGAGCCGCCGCCCCCAGAAGTAGAGTACATGATGCAAGATATCAAACTACGCAGAGAAAGGCAGCAACAAGAAGCCGCCTTGAAGCAAGAAAAATTAGATCTCGAAAGAGAAAAGCAAGAATTCGACGCTTATGTGCAAGAAGAAAAGCTAAATCTGGAAGCCGCTAAAATAGGCATCTATGAACGATAAACCGCAGTGCATAAAGGCTGCCCCCTTCGGAGGGCTTTTATTCAAAATCCACACGCATTTCGAGAATATTGCTCCAGTAAACAGCAAATTTAGTTGATTATTGCTGTTTTTTGGAGTATATTGTCTGTCAGCTATAACCTACATTGATTAAGGGGATTTCATGACAGATTTAGATCCAGTTTCCACTGACAATATTGATGACTTAAATAATGAAAGCGTGCAAGCGCAAGAATTAGAAGTTCAAGATATTGCAGAAAAAGGAAGCGAGTCTGAGGCAGGTTACGAATCGTCAGAATCAACTCCGGCTAGCGCCTCTTACGACAATGATTATTTAGCAAGAGAATTGCAGGAAATTAAGCGGCAACTTTCAGAAGCGGTTCGCGCCCAATCTCAGCAATTTAATCATGGCGGGCAAGAGCAAACTTATGCCGCAACGCCGAAGGATATTGTTCTTCAGGCGCTTGAGGACATAAAGCAAGACCAGAAAAAGATTCAGTACCAACGCTTTCAGCAAGAATACGAAATGAAGCTGGCATCAGCGCCATCGAGATTTCGTGACTTTGAAAGCACTGTATTTAAAAACGGGTCACACCCCTTTTCAGATGAAATGATTGAAATACTCAAATCATCTGACGACCCCGTAGCGACGATTTACCACGCCGCTAAAAATTATTCGGCTGATTTGGATCGCATTAGAGCTATGCCTAATGCACCAATGCAGATTAGGGAAATGGTAAAGCTTGAAGAAAAAATTAAAGCATCACTTAAGCCGCGATTAGTTTCGCGTGCGCCATCTCCAATGCAGCATGATATCGGTAGCGCCGGTACCTCAGCAGGAGACGATGTTAATAGTACGTCTGGTATGGCAGATTTTTTGCGCCGGCGTGATAACTCCCGTCCAACCTAAAAAGGTATATACACATGGCCAATGCCGCTATTTTTTCAGATCTCGTATCTAAATACTTGTTGCCCGATTTCGTCAACAACATACAATTTTTAAAACACGCCAACCGAGAATTTGAGGGCATGTTTTCCGATACTCAGTATATTTCCGGCCAAACAGTAAACGTATTACTGCCTAACCGATTTACGCCTGGTTTCGGTTCAACCGTTACACCCCAAGGCGTGCAAGACAGAACAACTCCTCTCACCATCGAAGAGCAAATTCACGTTGGAATGTCTTTTACGTCGTCAGAATTAACGACAGACTTTCGTACCTCCGGTGTAAATTTAAGCATTCGTGACAAATATACTCGCCCCGCATCTTTGGATATTGCTAACTCTGCGGACACATATGCAATCAGCAAATTAAAAACTATCAATAACTTTGTGGGAACTGCGGGAACGTTAGTTAACTCTATTGATATCGTTAATAACGCAAATGCAAATTTAACGGCACGCGGCGTTCCACTTCATGATCGCTATTGCGGCGTTAACATTCAAACAGGCGCGAGCATTAAAAACTCGATGAAATCTAACTTTACGCCTAACATCAATGAAGGCGTGGTAAAAACAGGTTTTATTGCAAATATCTACGGGACTGAGTTTTTCGAAACTCAGAATTTGGGGTATCATACTTCCGGCCTTGGAAATGAAACTGCGGCAGTTGGCGGCTTAATTCCTTGCGGAACGGTAAAAACAGCGGTTTCCACTGGGAACACTATCGTGCTGCAAGGCTTACAAAATAACACTGTGGGTGTTGTCAAAGCTGGCGATATTATCCAAATGCAAGTTACCCAGTCCGTTAACTTTAGAACAAAAGCTCCTACCGGATCTTTAATGTCGTTCTCAGTTTTAGCAGATGCAAATTCTGGTCCAACCGGCGAATGTACTATTACGGTTTCGCCGTCTATTGTGACGACTGGGAATTATAAAAACGTAAGCGGCATTATCGGTGTTGGCGAAGCTGTAAAGCTTGTTGCATCTCATAACGTTGGCTACCTCCTTCAGAAATCCGCATTGACCGTTGCCATGCCCAAGTTAAAGCCTTTGGGAGCGGGAACAACATCTACTGCGATGACATTTGACAAAGAATACAGCATCGGCATGCGTTATTCCGAAGGTTCTTTGATTTTAACTGATGAAAATGTCCAACGATTGGATATCTTAATTGGCGCGCTTTGTCTCGCTGATTACGGAGTTCGTATCGTTGGTTAACTTAAACCAAAGAGGGGGCATGTTGTGCTCCCTCTAAATTAAGGAATTAAAAATGAGTTATGGTGTAAAGGCAGACGAGATCCAAGACATTATTGATACGCAAGAGCCTGAGTATACGTTCGACCACATGGGGCATGCGCATGTAGTCTGGCCTCTCTTAGCAAAAAAACGAAGAGAGCAGCGAGGCGAAACTAGTAATTTTGATCCGGAAACCACGCCATCCATCTATATTTTTGATGTGAATTCACGGCATGTATTAGTTAACAAAGCAGGGTTTGAAACGCGGGATAAATCCAAGTGGTTCCCAACGTTAGAAGAAGCGATGTTAGCAAAAGAAAAAGCATTAGATGAAAAATTAGCTTCCCTTTCAAAACGACAAAAATCACTTGAAGCGGCGAAGAAACAAAAGGAAGAAGAAGCTAAAAATTTAAAAGATTTAGAAAGTGACAGTAATCCAGAGTAGCTGATAATGCAAACCATTGCGGCTCTCTTATTTTTTCGGTGGGGCCGTAATGAGTGTAATTACAGTAAATCAACTCGTTTTAGATGCGTATCTATTGACGGGTGAGTTTGACCCCATAAATCCTCCCAGTCAGGGGCAAGTCTCACGCGGGATAGCAGAATTAAAATACATTATTGAATGCACCCCCAGCATTTCGCTTCCCTTTCAAAAATCATTCACATTTAATCTTGAGGCCGGAAAACGTATTTATACATTTGGCGAAACTCCCGCGCAGGATTTTGACATGCGTAGGATTCAGCGATTAAATACAGCATTTATAACGTGGAATGATGTCACTTATGATGTGAAGGTTTTAGATCAGGTTGTTTACTATCAATCGCTTCGCGTAAACACGCTCCAAACTTTACCTAAAATATGTGTTCTTGAAAACTCGCAAGGCTATTCTCAAATCACGATTTACCCAAAGCCAGACATTGAATATCAGTTCACCATTAAATACATGGAAGACTTAGGCGATTTCACACCGCAGCAGCCAATAGATAACATTCCGCCTTATCAATTTAAATTCATTCGTTATGAGCTCGCTTCAGTTTTATGTGACATTTACAATCTTTCCTGGTCTCCAAAAAAATCGGAAGAACTTGAAAGGCTGAGAAAAATTGCGAGATCACAAAATTTTCATGATTTAGTTGTTAGAGCATCAACGGGAAGAGACGCAGGCTACGGGAGGATTCTCAGTGGCGTTTGAACCTTTTGAAAAGCCGTTAGATATTATCGGCAGCTTTAATAAAACAAAATTTAAGCGCGTCGACTCTGCTCGCACCGTCAACTTGTATCCCGTTATCTACAACAAGCTCGGAGAATCTTCTCTTTTCTCCTTCCCTGGATACAAAAAAAAATCAGAGCTTCAAGGACAAAAAGGAACGAGAGCATCTTTTAACCTAGGAGACCGCGTTATATTTGTGTGCGGTAACGGCGTATTCACAATGAACGAAGCGCTCGTTACGGCGCAGATAGGCACGCTAACAACATTTTCAGGCCATGTTGGAATCGCAGCGAACGCATCAGGACAAGTGATTTTTGTTGACGGCGCATTTGGATATATTTACGAGAACAATGTTTTTACAAAAATTACAGCGCCTGCATTTCCTGCTCTCCCCGTTAGCGTTGTTTTCCTTGACGGATTTTTTTACGTTGCAAAAGGCAATTCTCCAACGTTTTACCAGTCTGCCCCTAACAATGGGAACTCGTGGGATTCAATGAATTTCGCATCCATCACAACAAAGCCAGACATTATTGTAGCGATGGCCGTTTTAAATCGAAGACTTTTTATTTTCGGGAAAGAAATAACAGAAACCTGGTACAACGCTGGCCGGCCTACGGTTGCAGTTGCGCGTGACAATAACTTAATTCTGCCTTACGGATGCGCATGCGCTGATAGCGTTGAAGTGGATTACGGTTTGATGTTTTTCATGGCGGCGCAATCAGGCGGCCCCAATCAAATCATGATGACAGATGGAACGGAGCCAAGAAAAGTAAGTAATCCGAATATGGAAAATGAAATTTCGAATTACATAAAACCAAGTGATGCCTCTGCTAATTTATGCAAATTTGAAGGTCAGTTATTTTACATTTTGTCGTTTACAACAGATCAACATACGTGGGTCTACAATTTTAATACCGGCGGGGATGACTGGGCAGAAGCCGAGCAACTACCCGGTACGCGGCACATTATGCAGGCGCATATTTATTTTAAAAACAAACATTACATCGGCTCTTATCTCGACGGAAATATTTACGAATTGTCAGACAAATATTACGACAACGACGGAACTACGTTCAGACGGCAACGAGTAACGCCACGGCTTTACGACCCAAGATATAGAAAAATTACGATCGACCGTCTTGAGGTCGATTGTTTAAAAGGAAATGGGTCTGCATTTGGTGAAGACGAAGAGCCATTGTTATTTCTTTACGTTTCAACCGACGGCGGGATCACATTTAAAGCATGCCTTTCAGAAACAACAGGCGAGATAGGAAAATACAGTCGGCGCGTCATTTTTAGAACGCTCGGCTCTGCTTACGATTTTGTTTTTAAATTTGAATATTTCAACAGAACAGAATTTGCATTAATTGGGGCGGTAATCAAAGGGACGGTAAGCGACAGATGAGCCTATTACCTACACTACCCCCTCCTCCTCTTTACGACAGATTTTTAAATGATGACGGAAAAGTAACGGACGCATGGCAAAACTGGTTTAGTTTATTGCAGATTGGCTTAGAAGGCTCTCAATTTGATTCTGTTTCGTTAGCGGCAGTTGATGCGCCAGAAGCACCAGAGACAGGAATTATTTTGTACGCGAAAGATGATAAAAATTTATACGCCATGAATGAAGATGGCTCCGAATATAAAGTAACCCCTTTTTAATTTTATAGGTGATTTATGGATCCAATGACAATGTTATCGCTAGGAACTTCTCTTTTTGGCGGCTTAGGAAGCCTTTTCGGGGGGAACAAAGAATCTAAAAACTACGAAGAAATGGCGCGACAAATTCAAGCGGCCATGGAAGAGCAACGCAAGCTAACAGGCCAAGCTAATAATTTAATATCGCCATGGCATCAGGCCGGTCAAAATGAAATTGGCGGCTATCAGCAAAATTATAAAAAGCTCATGGATCCAGAATTCATCAATAAATTGATGGGCGATTACAAAACAAGCAATTGGGCGAACCAGCAATTAAAAAGCGGAAACCAAGCCATTACGAATGCGGCATCTGCAAGCGGCTCTCTGAATAGCGGACAGTTCGGAAAGGATATGGCTAACTATTCCACCGATATTATGTCGCGAGATCAAAACCAATATATAGATAGGATTCTACAGCAATACGGAATTGGCGTGGGTCACCAAGGGGACATGGTGGGGAACGGAATGAGAGCGGGAGGCCTGATGGGGCAAAATTTAATTGGAATGGGCGATAGAAACATAAACGCAATTATGGCTGCACAAAAAGCTCGCATGGAAGGAAGCCAAGCCCAACAGGGCGGACAGGCGGGGCTAATGAACTTCATCACTGGCGGGCTAAGCGGATTACGTGGCCTAAGTGGTTTAGGTGGTTTAGGTGGTTTACTAAAAAGGTAACGTTATGCAATACATCAATCCAGCGCTACTTCCCGAATACGACCCAGAAAAAACCTTCCTTGGTCAGCTTCTTGGCTTTCGTCAAAAAGAAGGGCAAGCTAACCTTGCGCAAAATCAAGCGGGATATTATGACGCGCTTCGCCAGCTTGAAGGCGCAAAGATTCCGTATGCGCAACAAACCGCAGAAGCAAAAATGCAGCATGAAATGTTGAAAAACTTCTGGAAAGAGCAACAAGGATTGAAGGAACAAGCGCATGCATTGAATCTCCCTGGCGATTACGCATCAAAAAGAAGCTTGCGCGGAGCTCAAGCGGGAGCGTCAAACGCAGCTGCGGCATTGTCACACACTAGACGCGCAGGACAAGAAGGAACAAATTCTTGGATGGAAAGTCTTCGCTCAAACCCATTGTTTCAAGCCAAAACTGTCGGAGGCAGATTGTCGCCAGAGGTTGTGGCAGCAATTTCAGGGCAAGCTGCAATAGGAAATTCACCGCTGCAAATGGACGCAGTTGACAGGCAAGGAATGCCCGTAGGCCAGCCTCAACAGCCTGCACAAATGCCTATGCCACAAGGTGGCGCACGAGGCGCGCCGATGCAAGGTGGAATTCCTTTTGCTAGAAGTCCGCAAGGAGAAAATGCGCCTGCTGCGCAGAATTTTGCGCCTCAAGAGCAAATTAACCAAGCTGCGCAACAACAAAAAACAATGTATCAAAAGGCATATCCGCAATTGATGGACGCAATTCAAAACAAGCTAGAAAAGGCTCAGCTGGCCAATCCTGCCGCGGCTCAAAAATTACAATACTTAACCAACATCAAAGAAACTATTGCCGGAATAAATCCAGACGTAGTTAAAGCGTATGGAGGAATAGATGGAAGGGCAAAATTAAGAAGAGATAAAGGGCTATCCGCTTTAGGCATTGCTCCTCCTGAATATGATGAATACGTCGAATTTGTTGAAAACCAAGCAGTAATTCTCGCGTCACAGATACGCCAATTTTATGGCGACTCCATTCAGCCGAAAAAAGAAGAACAAATCATGGAAACATTTTCATCTGAAAATATCTATAAAAACCCAGAAGCCGCATTGAGAAAAATGGCCGAACTAATTCGAATCGTAGAATCCGAAGGTATGACTTACGCTAAGCCCGTCGGCTCACTTATACATGAAGCAAATAATTTGGGGTTTGGTAAAAAGTGGGATGGAATTTTATCAAAACATAAAGAAGAAAAAGAAAGAAAACAAAATGGCGTAAATGAAACAGTAAAGCCTCTTTCCTCAGAAGAGCTCAAAGAAGCTAAACAGCTTCAGGCATTAGGGAAAATATGAAAAACGACAAATCACAAGAAGATTTAGCGCGACGCTATAGGGAATATAAAGCCAAAAATGCAGCGCCGACAGGAGACAAGTTGCTAAAAGATATGATGCCTGGGCAATCCGGATTCAGCAAAGCCGAAAATAACTTTTGGAAAAAATTTGTGCAAGGCGCGGTCAACGCAGTTCCGTCTGTAGCTAATCTTGCAAATAAAGGAATGAGCTCTCTTGCTAGTGCGGTAACAGGAAAAGATATTCCTTACACCCCGTTTCCATATCGCGCTGAATTTGGCGATTCAAATATGCCTGGCGCATCTGCCGGTGAATTTCTAGGTTCAATGGTTATGCCAGGGGTGGGCGTTGCTGGGAATGCGGTGCAAGGCGCGATAAAAGGAGCTCCACTCATTGGGAAAATACTAGGAGGGGCAACATCAGGAGGCTTAGGCGCGGCGGCCGCAGGAGTGACAGAAAACCCCGAACAAAATTTAAACGGTATGAATGTCGGAATATCTTCGCTGATTGGCGGGGGCACCGGCGGCCTTTTGGGTATTCCAGCGGCTTTGGCTGGGAGACAGCTCAGAGCAGTAAAAACCGCACGAGAAGCTAACCCTAAAAGCCCTGAAAACCCTACCGGAATACGCTCGCCTGAACAAGTGGCAGAGCTGGGCGCAAAATTTCCAGAAAATAGTATTGATTTGGCTTCCTTGGCTGGCCATAAAAAAAACGCGGGATTTTACAGCGACGTATTAGGACGCTTACCGCTTACGGGAGTCAGAAAGGCGGAACAAAAATCGCTAAAAGCGTACGAAGGAATCAAAGCAGAGAACCAATCAACCTGGGAAAATTTTAAGAAAAACGCAAAAGATTCTAACGTGAAGGTAGATTACGAGCCGCTTTATAAAGATTTAAATGAAAAATATAGTTCATATCTGGGCATAAAACAGCCAAAACAGCCAAAAGGAAAGGCGCGAATGTCAGAAGAAGAATTTTTATCAAAACTCAATCCTGAGCAAAGAAAAATTGCAATGAAAAAGCTAGGGATAAATCAAAATACGATATCAGAAAACACAAAAAGAGCTCTACTCAAAGAGGCGAATGTTTCCCTCTTAAAAACAATTAATCTTGGCGGTGACAGTTTAAGCGATGCGATAAAAAAATATCAAAAGCTAGGCGATATGGCGCGCTCAACGAAAGCGCCGTCAGCAAAGAGCGAAATAATGGACGCTCAAAAACTAGTCAAGCAAAGCATAGAGGAGTCCCTACAAAAATCAGGAAGAAAAGATTTGATTCAGGAATGGCAGTCGGCAAACAAAAGCCACATTAATAAACTTGAAACAGGAAAAGCATTAAAAAATGCGAGAGTCCGCCAGGGTGAAACATTTTCAAACACCATGGGCAAAAACATTGTTGGTTCACCGGCAGGAAAGGGCGTGCAGCTTGGAATAATGGGCGCGCTTGGCCTTGTGTCCGGAAAAGGAGCCGCCGCCGCCGCTGGGGCTAACGCCATTGGCGGAATTTCTGCTAAGACGGCAAGAAGCAAATCCTTGCGGGATGCCTATGTTTCCGGTGAAGCCCTCAACGAAAAAAATCTAAGCAAAGATATCTTTCCTATTTGGATGCGAGCGTTAGGAGTTGGCGCAAAAGAAACCCCACGCGCAGTAGGCGTAGGGATTGCAAAAGCAGATAGAGAGCGTCAAAAACGAAAAGAAGAGGAATCCAGATAATGTCAGTCATTACTTACAACGTACTCCCCAACCCATTGTGGCAATTCACGGACGCTGCCGGTATTTTTCTCATGGACGGAACCATAGAAACGTTTCTAGATACCAATCGAACAACGCCAAAGCCCGTTTACCAAACGCCGGATGACTCAACCCCGTGGGATAATCCATTATCCCTATCTTCGGCGGGCTCTGTTAATGGTCTGTTTTGGGCGGATGATGCAGACTACTGGGTCGTCGTTCGAGATTTAAACGGTGTTCAAAAATACGAATTTACCGTTTACTCAACTACAGCACAAAATGGAGCGAACAGCGCGACCCTAAAAAATCACATTCTGGATGGGCAGTTTCGGTTTCCGTACGCTACAAGCTTCCCTAACATTCAAGCAAACACGTTCATAGCTCCAAAGTGCATATTTAACAAAACGAGCGCATCAACAGATAACGCAAGCATCATTGATTTTCCATTAGGGCAAACATTTGTAAACGAAGGAAACCCCGTAAGTTATCTAAATATAGAGTGCACGATCCCAAACGTTACAGAAACGCTCAAAAATATTTTCTTTTATTTTTCTGATGTAACTTCATTTGAAATGCAACCCATTACCATTGCATTTTGGGCAAAAAGCACCACGGCGGCTCAAATATATCTGTTATGGAATCAATTTTTTGGCGCAGGAGGCTCAACTTCGGTAGGAACGGTTGTTCCTGGCTCCACAACTACGCTCACCTCAACCTGGACAAAATATTTCTACCAATTCACGCCGCCATCTACAACAGGGAAAACAAAAGGTGGTGGATTTGATGACGTTGCAGAGCTTGCTTTCATCTTTCCTTTTACTAGTGTCTTTAACGTACAACTTACCAATGTAGAGGTAAAGCTGGGTGACTTTCCCGGAGTTTATGACTATAGAACTTACGAGCAACAAAGAGGTGTTTCTTTTGCCCAGCGGCTTCCATTTGCCATCACTCCCGCAGACACGAACAAATCACTTATTGTGGGGCTAGAAAACACAGGACTATCACAAGAAGCCGCTTATGTGCTTAACAACAATGCAGGCGTGATTAATGAATGGGCGGGAGTTAATGCCCTTCCTTCTGATGCGATTTTGTGCAATGGAGCAACGCTAGATGCCTCTGCAAACAATAATAAGTACATGAATCTGTATCTATCCATCATGAATCAATGGGGGACAGGCGCAGACGGCTTATTTAACATGGTTTCAGGCGATGGGCTTAGCGCAATTGCAATCAATGACGCATCGGGCGCAATCATCGATGCGCTGGACGTAAATACGGGGATGACGGTTACAACAACGACCCCAGGCACCACAGGCTATTTTCACAACATGTTCCACTGGCTAGCCCCTCTAGACTTTTTAGGGGGCGGCACACGAACCTCTAGCAATACCGTATGGCTGGAATGTCTTTATGTGGGCGCGGTAACCGAAGCTTATGACGTAAATACGGGCTTCACAATTATCAATGCTATCCAGGGGAGCGCGGATGGAAAGGCTGTAATAGGAATCCAAACCACCGATGGATCTGTTATCGGCCTGTCCGGCTCTCACTTCATTATCTACGACGAAAACGGCACGATGTACGCCCCCTGGATAAAAGTAGACGGCTCTGGCGCTGCACCCGTTGTCCCGGGCGCAATATTGATTGAGGTCGATATATTAAGCCTCAGCACCGCACAGGACGTAGCTATGTCTCTTGCGCTGGCTTTGGGCGGTAACCAGGTTACAAAAATCGACGCGGTACCAGGCTCAGACATTATCCCTGGCTCTTACCTGCTCATAAACGGCAACTCTCACGAGTGGTACCTTTACTTTACAGTCGATGGAGCAGGCGCAGACCCAGCCCCCGCAGGAAAAACCCGCATCTCTCCTGTAGCTGTTTTATCAACCGACACAGCAGAAGAGGTGGCGCTAAAGATTACCGTTATGCTAGGAGCTCCCTTGTTTAAAGTCCCTCTCCTGAATAACGGCCAGTTTGTGCGCGGGGGTCCTGTCATCAACGGCTCGATTGACCCTGATTTTGCTTCACGTGCCGGTGGAAACACATTGGGGTCATTGCAGCCATGGCAAATACAAAGCCATACACATCCACTGGCCTTCCCTCCCTCTGGCTCTTATTACTCTCCAGAAGCCGGATCCATCCAGGTTGCCGGCGGGCCTAACCCAATTGCGGAGGGGCGGACATTCCCAGTCGCAACATTGGGGGCTGGAACAAATCAAACTAACCCTTATAACGTTTATTTACGCTACATCATTCGATACTAACCAGGAGAATATTATGTCATCACAACCATTAGACCCAAACAAACAATCCGCCGATATCGGCCTAGTTTCAACAAGAGGTGGCGCAGTGTTCTTAGACGAACCTTTTAGAGTAGAAGGGTCACCTCTTTCGGAATTTTGCGCCACATTTCACACCGGAACAGGCGGCGATATATTATTTGTATCCGAAGACAACACAATTAATCCGTATTTCAACACCGCCCCCTCTCAAGTGCTCGTCGTAAAAGCCATGAAAGTAGCATCAACTGCAATGATCAACGAGGTCCCCAGAAACACCACCGCCACTGATATGACCTGGCACGGCGGCCAGTAGTGAAAGTCACCAAAATAGAGAGCTTTATGCACGCAGGAGTGGAGACTATGGCTGATGAAGCAAGCTATAAAATCGAAATGCTTGTCAAGGATATAGACAAGATGCGCGATGTAGTCCACAAAGTTCAAATCGAGCTCTCAACTATGTCGCAAAAGGTAAAAGATGATTATGAATTCATGTTCGACAAGATTGACTCGCTTCTAAAAAGCACAAATGGGCTGCACGACAAAGTTGAAGCAATGCGAGAAAAGGAGTTAAAAAAGGAAGGATTTAGGCAAGCGCTGAGAGCTATTTTTATCAAACATCCGATAGTCCTTCCTGGCATTTTTGTAGCGCTTCTTTATTTAGCTCAGTCGGATTTTTTTAAAAATTATCTCTTAAAATAGAAAAATGTTACACGTGCAACAACAGCTAACAGATTACTTTAAAGGTAATGGGTTATCTCCGCAAAGCATCGTGTAACATTTTTCATTTTTCAGAATCTACATTAAAAAATAGATTCTTTAATTCGCTCTTAACTTCTTGATAGGCATGCTTTTTATGCAGTGCTGCCTCTCGCATATATTTAGTATTCGCGATTGAGCCGCCTTCCTTGGTGAGCCGCACAATTTCTTGGTCAAGCCAATCTTTGATTTTTTGTAAGCCAGTTTTTTCAATCATTAAAGCTCCAAATTTATATTTTTAATTCCATTAATTATATCCCAAATTGTTTGAACGAAAATTTTATCATCTGAGTTGTATAGGTAAAATACGTCAAGTATTTTTAAAACCTGATCAAGCGGCACCATTCTTTGCTCAGCTGTCAATGATTCTTCGTTAACTGGGGGCTCGGTAACGGCAGGGGGTTTATTTAGCTCAGCAATGAGGGCATCTGCATACATCACCGCTCCTTTTGCCTTTGCCTCATGTTTAATAAAAAGGGACGCTATCGCCGCGATAAAATCCCGCTTCGTCATGTCTAACGCTAAGTCATCTAAATTTGTCATTTAACACCTCTTCTATCATTTCGATTAGTTTTTTAAGTTTAGTTTGCCCAGCCCAAGCGGCAGCCACAGCAGCAGATTCATCAGCATCCCCAGCAGCCCTAGCAGCAGCATCAGCAACAGCACAACCGGCAGCCCAAGCGGCAGCCACAGCGGCAGCCCTAGCCTCCTTTAGCTCTTCTTCCCCCACTTCACCCTTCGCATACTTTTCGGCGACATCAAGCGCAGCAATACTCCTCTCATCTTTCATTAAATGCTGAACCTGCCGAGCGCACCACACCGCAAATAATCTTAGAAAACGAGAGGGCAATAATTCTTCTCTTAGCACTACCCAGAATCTATCCTGAATAGGTATTTCTTTATTTTTCAAAATATCCAACACTGTTCCGCTCCAACCTTCGGGCAAATGTCTTATCGGGTCATAACATGGCATCCATGACCGAATATCTTTGATAGTAAATATTTTAAGCTCTGATTTTTCACTCATGATATTTTAATCCTCTTCTATCATTTCGATTAGTTTTTTAAGTTGAGTTTGCTCAGCAGTAGCCCTAGCAGACCAAGCAGCAGCCCAAGCAGTAGCCCTAGCAGCAGCAACTTCAGCATCCCTAGCAGACCAAGCAGCATCCCCAGCAGCACCCCTAGTAGCAGCCCTAGCAGCAGCCCTAGCAGCAGCAACTTCAGCATCACTCGCACCTACCGCAGCCGCCATCGCACAATCC